CTAATTATTGTAGTACCAGCAGGTATTTGATCACTGGGAAACCCGTCCAACAAAGACTGTCTAGAAACATTGGTTTCAAATGCTGATAAATAGTTGTCTACATCTGAGTATAGCAAAAAGTTATCAGCATTGATGCCTATGTTTAATATTTGGATTATTCCTGTCATATATTATTGTAAATCACAAGATAAATTATCATCACTACATTGACTTATTTCTTGAACACTATTTCCACTTACAATTCTAAACATTCTAAGTAAACCTGCTGAAGCTGCTGCACTAGTTGTAGTATTAGTATTTGCATAAGCATACCATCCTGCTGTTAGTGTTGCACCTTGTATTATATCTCCAGGTGCTAATGTCCAGAAAGTATGACCAGTATTAGTAGTTTTCAAAGTAGGTATTGAGTAATTATTTTGACAGAAATCAGGACATAAACTTTGTACACCACTAATGTACAAGGAAGGAGTTACTCCACATTCAAGTATATTAGTAATTTCACCTGAAGCATTACCTTGTAAAATTACTCCATTAAAGCTTATTTTGTAATATTGCCCAGGAGTAAATGGGTATGGGTTTGTTCTAGCAGAATCAGTATAAACTACATTACCTACAGTAACAGTATTGTCTTCAACGTAAACTGTTGAAAAGTAAGAATCACTACAAGCATCTAATTCACTAGCATTACTTCCAGTTAAGTCATATCCAATTGGTGCTTTAGTCGTACTTGTTGTGGTTGTTGTTGGAGGTGCAGTGGTTGTTGTTGTAGTTGTACTAGTGCTACTAGTTGTGGTAGTAGTGGTTGGTGGTACAGTAGTAGTAGTTGTAGTTGTACTACTTGTACTTGTTGTTGTACTTGTAGATGATGTAGTAGTTGTTGATGTACTAGAACTAGTAGTAGTAGTTGTTGTTGGTTGACATAGATTTTCTAAATCAATAAATGTATCACATGATCCAGTAGACTTAACTCTAATGTAAGTTGCACCATCAGGTGGTGTTGTTGTATATCCTGGACTTAAAAACTCAGAAGCATTTATCCCTGTCTCAAAAGGTGTTGTATATCCATCTACATTTGAATATAAATCAAAAGGACCTACTTGAGACCCTGCTGGTATAACTAATGATATTATTATTTCTGGCTGCATATTCTTATTATTTTATGTCAAGTTTATATCTATGTAATTAACGCAATCTCCAAGAGCTTGAACTCTTACAGATGTAGAATTGTCAGGAATTGTAAATTCAGTACCTTGTATCAGAAAAGCAACAGGAATATTTGAACTTACAGGAGTTGTAAAGCCATCACTGTCTGAATAAATATCAAGAGTTGATATATCAGTACCTGCTGATGTTAATGTTATTTCTACTGTCATTTTTTACAAAAAAAAGATTTAAAATACTTTAACCAACTTCCATCATGGTGTTTATCTATTACATTTACTTTTAACATTGACCCATAATATATCAATGTAGTAAGTGCTACTAATGTAGCTAATATTTCGTTTCCTGCTAGTAACATAAGAGAAATTAATCCTATTTCAATTTTATAATACATTTTTTTTTTATTTCTTTTTATTTAAAAGGGAACTTTGAATGATTTTTGCAAAAGCAATAATTTCACCCCAAAGAAAAATAATCCCTAATCCAGTAAATACTGTATTGTTTATGTTCCAATTAAATCTTTCATCTGAAATTAATAAAGATGAAAGACCTGGAGCATAAAGTCCAATCAATAAACAAACATGTCCTAAAACTATAGCTAATCCTTTTTTATATTTTTCTATAAATGGTGACATGTTATTATTATTTTATTTTGTACAATTACAAGTTGATGGAGGATTTTCACTTTTAACATACATAGTTTGACATCCGCATGGCCAATTTAAAACTACATTATCACATTCAGGATTGACAGGTAAAAAAGCATCTTTGTAATTATTGCAATTCATATTACTAAGGTATATAAATTATATAATACACTCCTATTCCTGGTTGATAATTTTGATGTCCTTGATTACCACCTGTTGGATCAATAGTAACACTAATTCCTGTAACTGCAGATTCTGTATTATCTACTTTATAAGTTGTAATGTTAGAATTATTAGAGAACGCATCTCCTGTTACTTGCCCATCACCTACATCTTGCTTACTAGCTACCTCTCCACCTAAATTATGACTGTGTTCTGGATCAGTTAATGTATTAGTATGTGTATGACTAGGTATTTGTCCTTCAGTTAACACAACACTATTATCTCCTATTGTAGAACCTAATGTATAAGCTGGATTACCTGAAAGAGCAGGGTCCACTTTTGAATTCAGTGTTCCTCCACCCATTCCTGATGTTGCTCCAATTAATGCTCTACCTCTTAGATCGAGTGTTCCATTATTACCATTACATAAATAAATTTTACTCCAATCACCTATACCTGCTCCAGAAGCATCGAAGTTACCCAAAGGGCCTCCATAAGCTGTTATTGAATAAGGAGCCATTCTGTTACTTATTAAATTTGCAGAAGGATCTGTTGCTAAATAGTTTGCTATATAAGTATTTATATCAGCTATTTTTACATAAGTTGCATCTACAAGATTAATAAATGAATCTAGTTCTGAATCAACAGCACACAATTTAGTTATTACAGCCTGTAATACATCGTGTGTATTTGTGTTATCTGAAACAGTTAAACATCCTAATGTATACTCTGTGTTTGGGTTTTCATTTTCAAGAGTTGTTATTTTTTCATCTACTTCACACAATCCTTTAATTAATCCAGTTAAGTAATCATTTAATGTAAATGGACCAACTGCTGGTAAATTTGATTGTATAATATCACAAAGAACACTAGGAGAAACATCAGGTAAAATACCTGTTCCATCTAATGTGCTAATTAAGTATTGAGTTATTTTTTGCTCAACACTAAGTAATGTGTCTCCGTTAGATATTCCTAACTCAGAAATATCCTCACCTGTATATCTAACACATTTATCTGATGTAACTTCTGTACATCCATTAAAACAATTTGAACAAGACATATTTTTATTTTATTTTTTAATTATTATTATTATGGTTTCCTTATAGGTAATCCAGTAACTGTTGTCATATTTAGAGCTATAAAAAGCAATCAGAACATCCTTCACTTTGAGGAGTAACCGATTGTAATATTCCTAGTGCTGGAGCAACATTAAAACCAGAAATTACATAACATAATGTTATTCCAGTAGCTATATCTTCAACTCTTGCAAAATCTCCTAAAGCATAATTACCAGTTACTAAATCAGTTTCAAATCTAGTTGTATTAACTTTTTGTGGAGGAGGAGGAGCTTCACAAGTACTCTCTACTATTTGTATAGCAGTGTAAAACTGAATAAATACAGTTGTACTTGTTGTTGTTGTTGTTGGTGGAACACATTCTATTTCCCCACTTGTAATACTACAGTTTATTGTTGTAGTACTAGAAGTTGTTGTTATACATACTGGATTTACTTTTGGACATCTTGGTGAACATCCTGCAGTTAATCTTATAACTTTACCTGCAATATCTTCTATAGAAAACTTTTCTAAATAACTATCACTAAGTTCTTCTATTTCTTCTTTGTAAATTTTAACACCTCGTATATTTGATCCAAGAACTTTGTTTGGAGTGTTTTGATTTCCATCAGGCCAAGATATTCCCCATGCATAAAATTCAGGATTTGATATTTCACTTGGTTGTGTAGAACTCCAATAAAAGTAACCAATAAAAGGTTCAAATCCTGGAATAGCTTCTAAAGTTGACCTATTGATAAATATCTCATAAAGCTCATCCTTACTTGGCAAGTTCCAATCTGAACCATAAAATGATCGTGTTACACTTGCTGCATAGTTAGCTTCACCATATGTAGCTATTATAGCATCTGTATTAGCTTTTCCATCTCCTATTTCTTTTCCTACTGCACCTGATATATAATCATAATCGCCAGACATAGACCAACCGACATAACCAGTATATTCATTTAAAGTTACTACTAAATATTCATTATTAGGTAAAACTTTAACTACAGCACCTCCACCTAATAAGTCACCAACTTTATATGTTTTTGTATAAACTGTTAAGTTGGCCTTTTTCTTTATTAGAATTTCTCTATATTTTAATAGTTGAGTAAGCTCATATGCAGGTACACACTTGTTTAACATGAATACAACATTGTTGTACATGTTATAACTAAGCTCGGTTAGCTTGCAATTTATTCTTTTAAGTAGGTCATCTATGTCCCCACAGTTTTTACAATTAGTAAACTTACTTTCTAACATACTATATTTTATTTTTAGAACCTTTACAGTAAGAGCATAAGCCATTTGTTAACTGGCACCCACATCCTACTTTTGTCCCACAATTTGCACACTGAGCCATTATTTAAAATTTACTAAATAGTTAGTTCCTGAACAACCGCATCCACATTTATCAAGATGATTTAACATTTTATCTGCTTGAGTATATAAACGCATTGCTTCTTTATCTGCACAATTGTTAGCAGCAGCTATAGCACCTTGTATGAAAAAATTAATAGTATTGAGGTTTACACTAGTTTGCTTTGCTATCTCTCCATCACATTGCATAAGATCTAGTTTTAAAAAAGCATTATTAAACTTTTCTTCTAGTTGTGCAGTTCTTAATATTTTTTTGTCTATTGTTATACTTGTTGGAGGTAGTAACTCATCTACTTCTATTGTATACTCTAAACAATATATACCATCAGGTATATCTTGTCTACACCCTTCTTCAGTTATACCTAAGTCATCAGAACCAAAAACATTTGTCTCATTTACTACAAAAGGTAAAACCACTGGTTCAAAACCTGGTGGTGTAATTGTAATAGTTGGATTAAATGCTACAGGTGGACTACTAGGATAATATGAAGCATCCGTAACAATAAGATATAATGTATTATTGTTACATCCTGTTACTAAATCTAAATTATATTCTAACATACACTTTTATGATTTATTTTTTAAATAAAAATGCCAGAGGATTGCGAGAATCCTTCTCACCCTCTGGCACATATTATATCTACTTATCAACCTTCTTATGGAAGTTGAGTAGTAGTTGTTGTTGTAGTTGGGCAAACAGCACCATACTCAATACCATCAAAATCACCTACAAGAGCTTCAATCAAATCCTCAGAAAGAGTCCCTTGAGGAACTGCAATGATTACTGTTTGATCTTGCATTATGTAGTCTCCCCACTGATAAGCTGACTTATCAATTTCGTTGAACTTAATAGTAATCGTGTCATAAATAACACCATCCGTTACATGAGATTCAAAGTTTTGGTTGAAACCATTCATTCTTAGTAAAGACTTTAAGTAACCAGCTTGGTAACTGTAATAGTTCTTTTCTAATTGTTTCATTTCATCAGAAGTACCTCTTGGATAAGAAGACTCTTGAACCGTTTGAGTATCAGCAACAGGATCACAATTGTCTGCTACAATAAAGTCTGCAGTAGTTGCAGGTCCTGAATAAACAAATGCATGAAAACGCATTTTGTCAAATTCATGTGGATCAGCTGCTACATCACATGGTTGACCATATTTTGTTAATGGTTTACCTGTAATTACTAATTTTGCACTAGCATCATCTCCTACTCTTGCAAAAGTGTAGAAAGAATTAAAGCTAATGTTGTCTGGGTTATTGCCAGGAGCTTGTTGCTCTAACTTTACAATAAATTGATCAATTAATGCTGGTACATCAACGTCTAGACATGGATCACCTCCACAGTCACAACATGGTGCATTTACAGTTACTGAACGTGTAAATCCATTGAAGTAAAGAGTATCAATGTAAGAAGAGTGAGCACGTAATGTTAAAGTTACAACTTCACCACACTGCACAGTCCAATTGTCTACTTCTGTAATTTGGTTAAGTGCTGTTGCACAACCTTTCACAGAGTAAAGTTCAGTTATGTTTGCAGGTTGATAAAAAGTGTTACTGTTCTTGTAAGCAATCTTACCAGATCTTTTTGATCCTTGAAGATAAGTGTTCTCTCTACCTTGAGCAACGTAAAAATACTGAGAGTCATCTATGTCATCGTTAATTGGATTAACTGCGTCATAAGTGTCAGTGTAAAATCCCACTTGACCTGGTGTAAGGTCTTGGGTTGAACCAGAGCTAGGGAAATCTGTCTGCCCTACTGGGACTACAAATAATGTAGTCAATGAAAAATCCGCCATTTTTATATATTTAAGGGGTTATTAATTACTCGTTTGTTTGTATCCTGAATTGTGCACTTTGTACTGCAGCACTGTTTTCAGTATACATTGCTAGATTTTGAACTGTTAAATCTAAAAGTTCATCTTCTAAATATTCGTTTAGTTCACAATCTACATTTGTTGAAGGTGTACCATCAAATTGGATATATCCTTCTTTATTAATGTATATAGGATATCTCATATACATTACATTAAGGGTTTTAGGTATAAACGTACCATCTGTATAGATACTTATTACATTTGAGCTAAGAGAGTTTATAGTCTCTTGATACTCAAAACTTGGCTTGTAATGGTCATTATTTAATAATAATGCTAAATCTCCGTGTTTACTGAGATCTTTATTAATCCAAATCTTACGATCTTTACATTTACCTTTGTCTGCTATAACATAACTATCTACATAAAACATGTATTTAGGTTTTAATACTGTTATGTTAGCATCCCATTTATTTATTTCTGTATTAGCTTCTTTTAAAACTAGTGGTTGATTCTCATAATCTATAACTAGATTTTGTAAATCTTCATATCTCTTCTTAAAAGAATCCATTCCCAATCTGTTTGGGATTGCAAAACCATCAACTTTTTGTTTTATCAACTTGATCTGAGCCTCATTCAAAGCTAAGATTTTATCTTCTAGTTGAATTTTTTGATGCTCATTGGTTGATAGTTTATTTAGTCTTTGATCTATTTTATATAATAAACTATCTACAGATATCATATCTAATGTTTTTAATAAAACTAGATACTACACTGCAGCTAGTTTTTTAGATTTAAGTTTTCCTTCTAACACTAATAACTCATCTTGGTTATCTTCGTTAATTAAAAACTTTACTAATTCTTCTTCATCTTTTGCTATTTCATATTCTCCTTCATAAACTAAACCACTTGGTTTAACTCTGTAAATTGAATGTTGAATAGCTTGTTTAACTAAATCTTTAATATGGAGTAAATCATCTTTCATGTTAGAAAATCTGTTAAATACTTCTACAGGATTTAATCCTTTAAAACTTCCAGATTTAACTTCAGATTGCTTTAACATACTATCTACTTGATTATAAACAGTTTCCTCTTTTGTTTCATTAGTGATAGGAAGACCTAAAAGTCTTGCAACTTTTCTCTTCTTTTCTATACTCATTGAATCAAAACTAATAATAGCTTTATTAATTAGTTGTTTTTTCTTGTAAATAATTGCTGTTTCAATTTCATCATCTACAACATAGTATTGTGTATCAGCAGGAAATTCACCTCGTTCCCAAGCTTGGTAACTAGAAGCAATAGTTGGATGCACTCTTAACCAAGCAAAAGATAATTCTTGAAAGGTTTGATTTAGATCATATAAATTATCACCATCTAATAACTTAACAGGTTTAACATGTAAGTCATCGTTTGTACCAGTAGATTTTCCATAGTTCCAGAAAGGTGCTCTTGGTCCTAAATCAATATCTCCCAATGATGCTTGTAACTTTTCTAGTAGAGCTGTAACTCTTTCTACTTCAAGTTCTCTTTCTGTTGGATCTTGAATACGTTTGATGTAAGAAGCATTAGGATCTAATCCTGTTCTATACTTTCCATCAAGTTCTTTGTAAGGATACTTAAAAACTCCTGTTCCAGGAATTCTACTCATTCCTTTAGAAGCTAATCCGCTATCCATAGTTTGTAACTGAGAACTATTATACTCTCTCTTAATCGTAGAGATTTTTCCTATTTTACCCATAATGTAGTTTAATTAATAATTGGTTTTCTTTGTTGAGTACTCTGATTAAACAGGCAGGATCTAAGTCCAGTACTCTAATGTGAGAAGATTGTCCCCTCTGAGGAGGGACAAGGGGTGTGAGTGAGGGGACACTTCTCTATAAATGACCTATTTTGGTGCGCTGTTCAAATGGGTAGCGTAATAGGTTCTGTTATTGTTATTAGAATTGTGGAATCTCTTCGATTAACACAGTTCTAGATAAATCCTCAATAAATACATCACAACGATCTT